TTTTGCATAAAATGAAAAATCAGATGGGCAGCAGTAAACCTGCAATCATCCGATTGAACCGAGACCCTCACTTTTAAATGATCCATAAGCTGCGGGCAGTCGGCAGATTGAAAAACCCCTCACGTCGGAGGGGAAAAATTCCACTGCCGACGCACGGTCGGTTCGTTCACAATGCTTTTAAAACACCATGAGTTCAAAACTCTTGAACTGAGCTAGTTGACACCCAACTAGTAGTCCTCCTTCAGTCGCGAGGAGGTTGCGCCCAATTTAACTGTCGAGGGAAGACGGAGCTTGCTTATCGTAGCAAGAACGTGTGTTCCTAAGGTGAAGGAACTGGTACGTTGACCACCGCCATTGGCATAAACCCAATGAAATAGCCTACGCAAAAATCGTCAGCTCCAGAACGTGTCCAATACCTATCAACAGGATTTATACCAATGAGTCCTACGCGATATGCATATGAATCAGGCAACGCCGCTCCTGCAGGTCTCATGTATGGATTGCCACCACTCTGAAAACGATTTAAACGAATATGAGTTCTACCATAATGTGGTGTGGTAATATCAAGTCCATTCATTGAGACAGCACGATATGAAGCTAAGACCCCACACTTGACGTCCACATTAATCAAAGAAAATGTGGAGTCATCATAACCAGGTGGAATAAAGTTTTCTAGTGCTAAAGTGTTTGTAGATTCAGGGAGCAAATAAGCACGAAAAGTGTCGTTTGTTAGGGCAGCATTGGTAATGCGATACCCACCTCTGCAAAAGGCATACGCAGAAGTGAAAAACGACAAATAATCACCCCAAAGACTTTGACCAGGTCCTGAAAGCAAACCTGTACCGCTATCAATAACCGCAGCGATACAAGATGACGGGTTCAAATTCCACGTAGGAACTGCTGGTTCCGTAGTAACAAAGAATCTCCTTGATGTGGTCAACAGCTGCTTAACAGAAGTAATTGGGTCTCCAACGGAAATTTGATTGTAATCTAAAGACATATCAGGAATAGAGCTATCACCCAACGCTTTTGATTGCAACGTTGTGTTGACAACCGAAGACAAACCACTTTCTGGTTCATAGTATGATTTCGAGTAACGACGCACCTTTCTAACATGAGGGCGCAAAACCATACTTGACTCAGGTGAAAATGTCACAGCCCTTCCACCAATTGGTACAGCGAGCTCAAAATCTTCGGCAGGCTTTGCATAAATCAAAATGTCAACAGACTGCGAAACAGTTTCAGGAGCTCGCAACGGATCAAGAACATGCACAGCCACTGTACCCAAACGTGAATCGGGCAAGCCACTAGTCGAGACAACTTGATTAAATCCCGTGCTCAAATAATTCTGACCAGCCAAATAAGGAATCTTCAACGTAATCTCTTTCGCAGTGCGCAAATCAATAATTTCACGCAAAACGTAAACAGTCTGAGGAAAAGTCAAAATATCCGAATTCGGCGTGAAAGATATGGCAAGACGACCATTGTGAAAATCCGTTTTAATAAACTTCAAAGTGATCTCAATACCACCACGATACAAATCAAACAATTGAGCGATCATAAACATAGGCACTCCAGTTCGAAAACCCGTGATATGTCCAGCAACAGTTCTAGAACTTTGATCAAGGCAGTTGTTTGGTTCGACATCAAATCCAAAGATCAAAGTTGAATGAACGTCAGTAACATTCCAAGTGGCTGTACTCACAAAGGCTGGAATAGCCTTTAAAAAGGACATAGACATCTCATCCACGCTGGAACCCGCAAAGTCACCAACAGGTTCAACCATAGCAGAATGAGACAAAGCCAACATCGTCGAATCCGAAGATCCAGTAGAATGATGCAAGAACTTGAAAGGACGCTGCATCATCGGCTGAACATCAGAAACATTGATCGGTTTTGACCATCCAAAAAATGAAGCAATTTTACTGGCAGTAGCTGCGGCACTTGAAACAATTCCTGCATAACCTCCAACAATAGGCAAGTTGGAGGCCTTCGTAGCAACATCAGAAATTGTAGCTAATGTGGTAGACACCACACCTTTTCTGGCCTGAGTCTCCTCTTCAGAATGTAAGATGCCATAATTGCGCACCTTCTTCTTCGTAAACTTCCGAGTAGATTCAGGACCATAACGAGGAGCAGCCAACTCAACATCAGTGAAAAACAAAAATATCGAGTAAGAACAAGCTAATTGACCAGCAGAACCAGTTTTCAAAGGAGACAAAACTTTCAGGAAAATACTTCCCCAATCGTAAATACCTGTTGTACGATTAAAATAATACATCGGTGTAACGTAAGGTATGGACATCTCCATAGTGGAATCGGCAATATCAAGTTCAACGTTTGGTTGTGTGGTGATTTGTGCCAATGTAACATTTCGAGCAGCTTTTTCAGTTGAATTCAAATGCTTGTAACATGGAATGAATGTCAAAATCATCCTGCCTTGTTGAAATGGATTAGCATTGACAACAACTTTAACATTGGCAGTTGCTCTAATCAAATTATACCCAGCCAACTTCCTGTACCAAATCTGTTGGGCGAACATCAAATCCGCTATAGAACCACTAAACAATGTGGTATTAGATAAATTCGACGTTGACATAGTACCATTGGCAACCATGACAGGTTTGGCTAGAAAATCAGCAATCTCATTTTGATCAAAAGGGACTGGACCCAAATCACCAAGTCCAATCGATGAACGGACGGAAGACATGACAGCGGCACCATCATCTTGAAACGTAGTAGACGATGGTCCAGAAACGTGTGTCATAGAATCACTCCTAATTGCTTGCGATGGAACCTCTAAAGCAGAGGATCCAATGTTGACTGTTTTCGGGTCAGTCGGTCCCTCGGTATCGTTAATAGCAAACCAAATTAAAAGCTCCGAAGCTGGCTTAGACTCCGGGCAGTTGCTGGACCCTAGATATTGAATCTCTTCGTCCCATCTTGGGTGTAAGGCTAAATAGCCCAGGACTACATTGACATATCACACAAAACACTCTCCCAGCGGCTTCGTGTGTTGTGAACAATGTCAAAGCATGTGCTTTTCGTAACACAAACGCCAACCTTCACTTGGTTGGTAGTGCGTCGTTATCGTTGACGCTTACGCTCAATTTATGGTCGAGAGAAGACGAAACCCATTATCGTATGGGAAACACTCAATTTAATGTCGAGAGAAGACGAAAAGAAACTTACTCGAAGGAAAAGGTGGCTGTTTGCGCAAATGCACTATCAAAAGTTCCATAAAGAACAGAGAAGTCATGCTCATGTGCCAAGGATATAATCCTTGGAGCACATTCCCTAAAAACCTCAGCACCATGCTGTGCAAGCTCAACAAGAACCATATTAATTCGCTGCTCGAAATTGTCACGATCAGAAGTGTTTCGCATCCAATTCAACGTTTCCAATATAACAGACAAATCCAGCGGAGCACACATTTTGCCTTTGATCTTCTTGAAACTCCTTTTCAAAAAGGTGACATCTTCAATCGCTTTATACGCAACCAAATCGGAACCTTTGGCCTCATCAGTATATGTATAACCAAATAACTTTTTAAGTTCCTTAGCCACGCTGATTGATCCAGCTTTATCAGCCCATTCAATTGGGAATCCTGTGACATGATCATCACCTCCGGTAATCCAGCGAAATTGGCTAGCTATAACCGAATCAGGAATTCCAGCAGTCAACCATGCACAAACGATCATCAATGCGTTGGTAACAGAATTCAAATCTGCGGTAGTCGGCTGACCAGATGGATTCTTTCCGCTAAACTCATACACAACTCCATTTGCATCAATGTGCACGGAATTGATAATGTCTTGGAAAAGTATTCTGCGCACACGAACATCCTCAACGGTGGACGTTGGGGCATAAAAACTTTCACACATCTCCAAGAACATCAAACAAACCTGACTGGACAAATAACAGTCAAAGGACTTGTAATCGCCAGCTCCGTGAACATAGTTTGCCGCAGGGTGTAAATGCACGTACAGGCGTTGCCACTCAGTGCCAGGGTCCACACCAATAGAAATACCGTTGTGAACACGGTTTTGGTTTATGTGACGCAAGAAATCACCAAAATACATTCTCACGGCAACCAAAAACTGAACAGGACAAGCCATGAACTGTCTGGTTGAACCATCTGCAACTTTTTCAAGTGGTCGACGCTCATCTTTCAAACAATCCATGTATATATGCTCACATCGAATTCCTTGCTTCGCTTTGGAGATAACCACTTCTACCATATCACGCAATTCACCACATTGTGGAGAATCAACATCGACCTTTCCATCGGTGCCAAGCCATTTCTTCTTGCCTTTAAGGCCAGCTAGAACGTGCGGATAACCAGCTGAAGATGTTCTGTTTATTGACTCAACAAATTCAACTCCATCTACTCCATTAATGGCTTCAGCAAAAGAAAACAACCTCGGTTTCCATGGTGCAATTTGAGTTTTGGCCAACACCAAAGCACTAACAATCTTATATGACCGATTAAGCAATACCTGATCAACAGACACATTTGGTGTGCAATACTTCATTTTCGCTTTCCACGACGGATCAATTTTTATTCCATCTTTGAAAAATGGAACAAGACGTGATGTGCCTGTAATAAGAGGACACAACTTTCCGTAAAATGGAGAATGTACAATTTGACTCTTCATAGCACGACGAGGAGCAATGTCCCTTCTGACAAATGGGAATTGTTTCATACCACCAATACTTTCAGGTGAGTACTGATCTCCCCAATGCGGCTCTTCAAATACAATTTCTTCATCCTCCAAAGGCGAATCATCCTCAAAATGCTCAATAGCAATTTCAACCATTTCTCTGGTCAACATAACTCCAGCACTGTGTTTTCTTCCAAAGAAATTGGTCGCTCCAGCTGTGTGAACTCCGAGAATTTTAGGCCCTCCTAGACGTTTATCGCGTGAAAACAAAGGAGAGCCACAATCGCC